AATAGCGTGATTGTCGCATGGTTCAGAAAACTCCTAGTTGCGTTCAATTGTAATGGAATTTTCTACTTATAACTGCAGTGGTTTTGTGGGGGGATTACAAGGCCCTCTGTGTCGCTGAGGGTGTGGGTGACTTGGGTGGCTACCCAGCGCTGCGCGTCGATGTCGGGCTTGATGCCGTTCACGCTGATTGGGGTTTCGGCAATGAGATCCGGCTGGCCGATGGCGAGGCGCAGTTGCAGTTCAATGGGCGCGCGCTGGCGGCGTTGCAGTTCGGCGTTGGCGGCGATGGTGGCGCGTTCTTCGTTGGCGTAGGTGCCTCGCAGGCTTTGGGTGCGGGTGGCGTCGCCGACGAGTACTTCCTGGCGTTCGGCGTCGTCTTCGCTGTGCCAGCAGGCTTTGATGCCGGTCACGGCTTCGCGGTCGGCCAGAGTCCAGTTGTGGTCGGCGAGGTCGGTGCGGTTCAGGCTGAGCGTGGGCAATGGCTGGCCGCTCACGTTGGCGCTGGCACCGTGTGGCAACAGCAACAGGAAACCGGCTTTCACGGCGGCAATGGCATCGTGGTCGCTGGCGACACGGGTGAGCAGGTTTAGGTCGCTTTCGTCGGTTTGGTGCAGGGATTCGAGCTGCACACCGGCGAGGGTCGGGCTCACACGCGGCGTGAGGTCGTGTTCGCTCGCCAACGTTTGCACCAGGTCGGCGAGGGTGATGGCTTCCCAACTGCGGCTTTTGCGGCCGGGCAGGCTGCCGCGCAGGTCGGCTGAGCGGGCGCGCAGAATCAGTTGGTCGGGCGGGCCTTGGTGGCTCACTTCGTCGACGGTGTAGTTGCCTTTGTCGATCAGCGCCTGGCCTTGCCAGCCGAGTTTGAGCGTGAGCTTGGCACCGCGTGGTGGAATGGCGAGCTGGCCGTCGTAGTCGCTGAGGGTCACTTCCAGGGTGTCGGCTTCAAAACCGCCGTGGTCGGTGAGGGTCAGGCTCACCAGCCGAGGGCGTACGGTGGCGCTGATGTCTTGCCCGTTCACGGTCAATTGAAAGGTGGCGGCCCGGTGGGTGGTTTTGAGGGCTTGTTGGGCACGGCTTTGTAGCGTCATAAGCCCAACCGGTCGCGCAGGCTGTTCAGTGGCCCGGCCAGCAAGCCTGTAGCGCCCGAGAGGGCGGCGTTGATGCCGGTGGCGAGCAGGTCGAGATTGCGGTCGTCGACGCGCACCAGCTCGACGGTGAAGTCGATTTTCTGCGGTGCACCGTCGCGCAGGTGTTCGCTGTCGGTTTCGTTGATGGCGGTGATGGCCCAGTTGCCATAGAGCCGGCCGGTGCCCTCGATGAGGGGCCAGCCCTTGCCCGTGTCGGCCATGGTGCGCAGCAGGTCGAGCGAGAGGCGGCCGCCAGTGAATTCTGGGAACAGGGTGCCGGTGAGCGTGAGGGTGTCGCTGCCGGGGCCTGCGTATTGGTAGGCCGGGCGTGCACCGACGCGGGCTTGTTCAGCATGACGCCAGGCCGTAGTGCGGGCCAGTTGCTGGTAGGCGGCGGTAGGCAGGGCGAATACGAACAGGCCGAGGGTCATCATCATGGTGTGGGCTTCCTAATCGATGTCGCGCAGGGCTGAGCGCTGCCGCGATTGGGCGCGTTGTTCATAGCGCGCCAAGGCACGTTCGACTTCGCGGCCGATGTCTTCCGGGCTTTGGCCGGGCTGGGCGTTAATCTCGATGCGGTTGTTTTGCTCCACGCGGGTGTGGCTGGTGGTGCGCACCGGTGCGCCGGTATCGAGCCGCACCGCGCTGGCTTCACTGGCACTGGTGGCGACGTTGCGGGCGGCTTGCCGACGCGCACCGGCGGTCTGGTATTCGCCACCGCCACCGGTGAGCCAGTCCGGCAGTTTGTCGAAGATGGCTTTTACGCGGTCCCAATAGCGGATCAGCAGGGCGATGGCACCGACGATGGCGGTGATGGCCAGCACAATGGGGTTGGTCATCATGGCCAGGCTGACGGCTTTGATGCCGGCCGCGATGGCCGGTAATCCGCCCGCCAGACCGATGACGGCTGCGCCGGCCGTGAACAGTGCCTGGCCCAGGCCGAGAATGGCCAGCACCGGTTTCAGTGCGAACAGACCAGCCAGAATAATGCCCAGGTTATCGAACCCGCCGACCACGTTAGCCAACGCTTTGGTCACGCTGCCAAAGGCGGCTGCACCTGCAGCAACGCCCTGAGCCAAGCTGACGATGATTGGCACGGCGGCGCGGAAACGCTGGCCGAACTCCGTGGCGAATGCCTGCACCTGGGCGCGGTTCTCGCCCATCCAGCGCGAGAGGTCGCGCATCATGTTGCTCACGGCGGGCATGAGTGCTGCGCCGATGGTGTTTTTCATGCCTTGCAGGCCGAGTTGGGCATCGAGCAGGCGGTCTTTGAAGGTTTCGGCATCGCGCGCAGCCTCTTCGCTGAGCACGTAGCCAGTGCGTCGGGCATCGGCTTGGAGCTGCTGCAAACCGGCGCTGCCGCCGCGCAGCATGTTGAGCATCGACACGCCTTCGCGGCCGAACAATTGCGCGGCCAAGGCGACTTTTTGTGCGTGGTTTTCGACGGCATCGAGGCGGTCGGCCACTTGTGCCAGGGCGTCGTCGGGGTCGAGTTGGCTGAGCTCGGTGGCCGACAGGCCCAGTTCCTCATAGGCTTTTTTGGCGGCGCCGGTCTCAGAGCGGGCTTCGCCCAGGCGTTTAACGAACCGCTCCAGGCTGGAATCGAAGGAGGCGGTGGCCACGCCTGAGCGTTCGGCGGCGTAGCGCAGTTCCTGGAAGGTGCCGAGGTTGATGCCGATTTTGTCGCCGGTCTTGGCGACTTCGTCACCCAGGCTGGCGGTGGAGTTGGTCAGTGCGAACAGGCTACCGGCGGCCGCTGCGCCGGCGAACACGGCACGGCGGCCAAACTGGCCCACCTCGGTGCGCATGTTGCGAAAGCGGCCGCTGAGGTCGGCTTTACCGAGCCGTTCCAGGAAGCGTTGCTGGCGCTGTATGCGGTTGTTGGCGCGTTGCAGTTGGCGTTCCAGCCGTTCTTCTTCGCTAGCCAGGTTGCGGGTGTTAATGCCCGCCTGGCGCAGTGCCCGACGGGAATCGCCCAGCTCGCGGGTTTGGGTTTTCTGGCGTTCGGTGAGGTCGCGCACCGCTTCGTTGGCTTGGCGCATTTGCCGGCGCCACTGGGCGGTGGTGCCTTCGCCACGCTGCTGGGCTTCGCGCAGTTGGCGCACCCGTTCGCGGGCGTCATCGAGCCGGGTGGAGGTTTGGCGCAGGCCATCGCGCAATTGCTGGAAGCCGCGCACCTGGCTTTGTGCCTGGTTGAGCTTTTTGACTTCGTCGCGGCTGTTTTTCAGGGCCCGAGCGGTGAGGCTGCCGCCGCGCTGGATGGTGCGCAGCGGGCCGGTGACGCGGTCGACCGCGTTGAACAGTACCTGAAGGTTGAGGTCGCGGGCCATTTACTCGTTCTCGGGTTGGGTGCGCTGGCGGGCACGTTCGCGCCAGTCGGCCAGTTCAGCGAGCCACATGGCCGCCAGGGTGTCGGGCGGCCAGTGGAAGGTGACGGCGAGGTCGGCCATGGCGTCTTCCACGCGCTCGCTGAGGTGGGCGTTTAGCCGTTCCGCCGCGCGCGCTTCGGCAACAAAAAATCGACCACCGCACCACCCAGGTTGGCGATTTCGCTGGCGTCCATGTCGCGCAGTTCGGCTTCGGTGAGCGCCGGTTGGCTGATGCGCGGCAGCAGAGTGATGGTGGCGTTCACGTCGAGGTTGAGCAGGTCGGTCATGCTCAGGCCGCGCAACTCGCCGGCTTTGGGGCGGCGCAGGGTGATGTCTTTGATGGTCTTGTTGCCGCGTTTGAGCGGGGTGTCGAGCTCAATGGTCTCGAACTGGTTGGCTGGCTGAGCGTCAGGGATGTCGGTCATGAGGGTTCCTTACAGGCCGAGGGCGGTGCGTTTGGCGGCGAGTCGGTCTTCGCCACGGATTTTGAAGACGTAGCCAGGCACGTCGATTTCGATGACGTCTTCGCCATCGACGATCAGCTTGTAGTAGCTGCAACTGGTGACCACGCCGATCTGGTTGTTGTTGCCGGCTTTGGCGGTACCGGGGTCGATCTCGCGGTGGCGGCCGCGCACGATGATTTCCACCGCCACGGTTTCGGCGGTGTCGTCGCGCATGTAGGCGCCGGTGAAGCGCAGTTGGTTGGCATCGAGCGTGGGTGCACCGAAGCCATCGAAGATGGCATCGATGAGGCCGCCGGCGGTCCACTCGAATTCGATTTTTTCCATACCCAGGTCGATCTCGACCGTGCCGTCCATACCGCCGGCTCGGTATTCCTCAGCCTTACGGGCGAGCTTGGGGATGTTCAGTTCGGGGATCTGGCCTTGCCAGTTTTCGCCGTCGCCGAACAGGTTGAAGTCTTTCAGTTGCTTGGGCAGTGCCATGGGGGTTGGCTCCTATCAGGCTGAGACGCGGCTGGCGAAGTCGATCAGGTAGCGGTCGGTGATGCGCTGTTGCAGCAGCAAGTTTTCCAGCGGCGGCACTGGGGTGTAGTCGTAGTCGATGACCAGGCGGCCGGCTTTGAGATCGTCGGCGCTGTTCTGGGCTGGGTTGAACCAGGCGTTGGCGTCGATGATGAAGCCCTGGTTTTTCAGCCGACGGAAGGCGGCGTTGATGCCTTCGACGATGTCGCGCGCAAGGCTGGGGTGCAGCGGTTTATCGACCGCCCATTGATGGCCTTCGGCGATGGTGTCGGCGATGACCTGAGCGGTGCGGGTGGTGTTCTCGAATGCGAACAAGGGGTCGCTGGCGCAAGTGCGCGAGCCCCAGAAGCGGAAGCCGTTGCGGTTGATTAAGGTCGTCACGTCGGCGGTATTCAAATAGCCCGCGTCGGTGGCCGGGTTTTGCAGATCGAAATGCACGTCTTTGCTGATGCCGGTGACGCCGTTTACGGCGACGTTCGACAGCGTTTTGTGCCAACCGACGGTGGCGTCGATCTGGGCGCGCAAGCCCAGAGCAACGGCGGTGGCGGGGGCAGTGAGGGTGCTTTGGGCTTCGGTATCGAAGGCTTGCCAGTCCGGCCAGATGAGCATGAGCTCGCGCGCATCGAAGCCCGCGCGGTAGCTGGCGGCGTCTTCTTTGGTGTCAGACGTGTCGCAGCCCGCATAGAAAAAGCCGCGCAGTTGCTGCGCCAGGGTGACGCCGGCGACGGTGACGTTTTGGGTGTCTAACCCCGGTGCGCCCAGGATGCGCGGTTTAACGCCCAGCTTTTGCTCGGCGGTGAGCAGGGCTTGCAGGCCGGTTTTGCGACCGTCTTCCGAAACGCCGCCGATGACGTTGGCGTCGGTCTCTTCCAGGTCGGCCCCTTCGGCGACACGCACCACCACAACGAATGGCTGGGCTTGCTGGCCGATCAGCCGTAGCGTTTGCGCCAGTGTGCCTTGGCTACCGGCGTCGACTAAAGCGGCATCGATGTCGGTGATCAGCTTGGGTTCGTTCAATGGGAAGGCGATGGCATCGGCATCGGCCGCCGTGGCCACCAAACCGATGATGGCGGTGGACGGCGTGCGCAAGGTTCGGGTGCCGTCGTTGATTTCAACAACGCGCACGCCGTGGTGATAGGTTTCGGGCATGGGGTGCTCCTGGCTGGTGGGCGGCGCAGGCCGACCCGCTGGGTGTTGCGGCCAGTGTGTCCACGGCAGCCGGAGCAGGGCAGTTGATGGGTCTGTGAGCTAAATACTTACAGTTGGGTGACTTAAGTACATGATTAGTACTTTGTGCCGTTTGACTATTGCAACGTGCAGCATCGAGCTTCAGTCCAATCAACTGCTTCATCAGTTCTACACTGATTGTTTCTGTGACGTATTGAACCTTTATTACCTCCTGCTGAACATCCTGTAACTAAAAATCCACTAGGACAGGAAGCAACTTGACCGCTAACTCTCTCAGTGGTCATGCAAACTAGATTCCTTGCTGGGCCCGGTATCCCTTGATCTCCTTCGTCGCCTTTGGCTCCGGGCCTTCCGGTAAACCCTTCATCCTCATTCATATAGTCAAGCAGGATTTTTCGACGTGTATCTGTGTTAACAATTGAAGAAGCTACTTGGTTAATTTGTTCTTCTGAAATACTCCTTTCGAAAAATCCAGCAGAGACAGATACAAAAAATACAGCGGTTGCTGTTATTAGTGATGAAATTACCGCGATTAGAATTTCTTTTTTCACGAGTTAGTTCTCCAAAAAAATTGGATTCCTTTATGACATCGGTATCAGAATTCGAACGAGTTACTAAAATAACTTACTTTCGAAAAAGAAATGCCTGATCGCTATTGACTGAATTCTTTCATTCGCCGTTTAATTCGCTCCGGCCAATTAGCCTTTGTGCCAATCATATAGCCAAAAATAATGAGTGGTTCTGCTGGTCCAAGCGCATCCGTTACCCATGATGCCTTTGCTATTGCCTGGGCTATTTCAAATTCAGAAATATCTTCATGATCTTCTTCAATTTTAAGTGCTGCTTTGGCGCACTTGTCTAAAAATTTATCCCAGTTGTTGTCGATGGCATCACCAATTGCTTCAAGAAGTTCCTTTACTTTGCTCATTTTTATTACCTGTTTTTGAGTGTTATTTACAAATAAAAATTATCCACGTCTAAGTCAATTCTGCTTGGCATTATTATTGTGGTTATTTGTGACGTTATTTATCTGAATGTTACCTGTGGCGATATATTACAGATTTATTTCCAATCTTAGGTTCATTTGCTTGATGTTTTTAAAACACTTGAAACTAAGTGCCCGTTCATTGATCCGCTTACCAATTCACCTGATCTCGCAATTGCATTCCCTTCGACAAGCACGGATGGGCTGGCACTGGCTATGATGCCAGTGTGGCCGCAGGCGCTGATGACGGTGTCGCCCAGGCGGGCCACGGGTATGCCTTCGGCGGTGACGTTGGCCGCTGCCGAGGCGACATAGCCGACGGCCGGAATGGGGCCGGTGCTGTGGGCTGAACAGATGCCGGTGGTGAGGTCGTTGAGGCGAGCGACGGGCAGGCTCATGCGTTTAAGCCTTTTATCGTCCAGCCAAAGGTGTCGAGTATGGCCTGGGTTTGCATGGGGCCGAGCAGGTAGGATTTGGCATCAATGTCGGCGGGTTCGATGACGGCGTCTTTGCTTGCAAAGATGCCATAGGCCACCCGCTCGCGGGTAACGGCCTGCACTTGTTCAGGCAGTTGTTTCAACCGTGTTATGTCGGCTTGGGCGGAGGTGTTGATTGCCTCAATGGCGGCAGTAAACGCACTGGTGGTGGCCAGGCTAAACGTTCCGTTAACGCCGACAACGGGAGACTCTGCGAGGGGCGCATAAACCGGCATGGCGGTGCCGCCATTGTAGTGCACTTGGAACAAGCCGGACGGCGAGGGCAGGTTCTGCGACCACCAGGCGAAGAGGTTGCGTAAGTCGTTGTCGGGGATGGCCGCCGGTGTGCTGACGGGTGCGACTGGCGATGGCGCGACGAATGCCAATTGCACATAGAACAGTTGCGACAACAGGCAGTCGATGAATACGCCAAGGCGTGTCGTGTCGGTGCGGTAATTTTCGATTGCGGATTTAACGGCAGCCAAATGGCTTTTCGCTTGTTTTTTGAGGGCGACTTTATCGGTCGTTGGGTCGTAGGGTATTTGCCAGGGTTGGTTGGCTACTTCATCCAGGATTTGGTCGATGACAGGTGCCCAGTGGTCGAGCACAGTGCTTTGCCAGCTTTCGAACTGGTGCCATTTCATTGCGTGGGCCTTATGGGTTGAGGTTCACCATTTGGCCGCTCAGGTTGAGCATGCCGTCGGCTTTGATTGTACAGTTCCCTGTGACCTCGATACTCAATTCTCCAGCCGGTTGAATGCTTAGAGTTTTGGTCTGGCTGTTGAGCTCGATGCGGGTACCATCCTTGAATCTTGTTACGTGAATAGCGGGATCGGTCGATAGTGGTGGAAAGGCGTTTTGATTGAGCGCGGGCAAAATAACAGCTTGCGCGAGATCGCCACCGGGGGACAGCAAGACAACTTGCTCGCCAACGGACGGAGCCCACCAGGTGGCGTCGTCGCCCGCGTGTTGCGTAAGCCATAGGCAAAACGGCGTGAGGTTGTTACCGGTTTTCACTCTGGCGCGGTTGCCTTTCACCTCGGTGATTTTGCCCAGGCGAATCAGGTTATCGAGGCGGCGCAGTAGCTCTATATTGTCCATTTTGACCTGTCCTAAAAATCGACAACGAAACCGCCACCACACCAATTCAAACCAAAGTCGCTTTCAGGTGTGTTGATACCGGAAATATGACCGTAATCGACATAAAAATTTTCGCCAATAGGTGCCATATATCGAACTATTCCGATCTGAGATCCATACTGATTGGTATCTACATCACGTTGAAACGCTAAACCGCCAGTAACCTGATGGTTTGAACAGCCCATTATAAATAAGCTGAAGCACCATAAAGTAGCTCTCATATATTGCCTCATGAGCGAATAAAAATAGGGAGGAGAGGGCGCTCCATTGGAATCGGCGTGGAGACGTTAAATTTGGTCAAGCTACCCCTCGGGCTATTGCCAAATCTCAATTCAACCAGGTCGCCTGCAGTAAATGTTCTGTAGCCTACACTTCGACTGGCAAATTGTTGTGTTCTCGAGTTTGAGTCGTAGGTGGTTTCGGTGCCATTTATATAAAGATTGAAAGTGCTTCCGCTGCCATAGTGGTACCACTCCCAAGAGATACTTGCCTTGTACGTTGTGACGCAAAGTAACTTAATGACAGATACATTCAGATCTGAATTACCAAGATCCCAGAGGCCTGGAGTTCTAGTATTTGAACCTATAATTGCTAGAGATAAAAATGAACTGATCTCTACTGTGTTTGGGTTAGGTAGGGCATTGAAGTTTTTTAAGAAAATTTCTTCGTTTTGGCCATTGTTGCGATGCTGGTTAGCCTCTCCACCAGCTATTCCATAACGCTCATCAAAGTGCTCTCTTCCAAAGTTATCGACATTAGATAAACCGACGTCTTCTTTCGTCGTCGCACGGGCTCTAAGGTTTGTATAGTCGCCATCTTGATTGGCTTTTAGATCCAATGCAGCCTGTTGTGCGAGAGAAAGAGGTTTTTCAATATCCTTTGTATTGTCGACGTTCCCAAATCTAATATTAAGTCCGTAGGGGGTAACGGCAGATTTACTGTCTACCCCTGCTATTGTTGCTTCAGTTGTTGCCAGCTTTACCACGCCAGGAATCTCATGACTTGCCGGTGGGTTCAAAAATTCCAGTGAACCGAAGGTCAGATCGGTGGCGTTCAGCGATTCCAGAATGACATCGACTGCCAGCAATAAAGTGCTGGGTGCTGCTTTTTCGATTATCCAACCTTGGTCGGCAGGCTGGCTGTAAACCGCATAGAGCGTACCGCTCGCTGTGAATAATCCGAATTCGCCAACGTGGTAGGCGTCGCTACTTTCATCTTTGATGGTGAAGTGCAAGGTGTCATCGGCCACTGCTTCACCGGCCAGCGTAGTGAGAGATTTGATCGGCGACACCAGGGCTGTTTGGGTCTTATTTGTGTCGTCCAAACTATACTGGCCTGAGCCGAGTCGCACCTCGGTTATTTCTAATGGCCCGGCGCCGGTGTTCTGCGCGTTGATGTGTTCGGCGCGGCCGGCGTCGGTGATGATGATGTTGAGGGCGCTCATGGGTGCTCCTGAGTGTACATGCGGCGATAGGTGACGGGCCGGGCGCTGCCTTGAACACCGAGGGAACCCCGAGCTTCTAACCCAGCCACCAGAGTGAATTGTGTGCGCCGGGGCTTGGTACGGACAATTTCGCGCACGATCTCTTCCTGATACGCCTGAGTGCGTGGCACGCCAGCGCCGATGGTCAGAACAAAATGCGCCGAGTGCGGCACGGCTTTGGGTTCCTGGTCGAACCATTCGCGCATCGAAAGCGCAGAACCAAATGCAGTGACGACATCGCGCACCGACTGCACGGTGCCTTTGCGGCGGGCGATGGTGATGGCGTTGCGAATGCGGCGGCGCTTCACCTCGACCGGCCAATAATCCTTCCAAGAATCCAATGACAGCGCCCAGGCTAACCATGGCAGCAGCGGTTCTGGGCAGTCTTCTGGCGACCAGAGCTGGCGTAAAGGCACAGGCAGATCGAACGCTTGGGCGGTGATCGCTTCCAGGTCGCGTTCGGTGGCGGTGCTTTTCGGTGGCAGCAGGCTTGCGCGGTCAGTCATCCGGTGCCTCACCATTGGTGATGCTGAGCTCAATGCAGTGGCCGGCCTGGTAGCGTTCCAGTACCAGGTCGGTCGCTGGGCTGATGAGGTTGACGCGCTCGATGCCGGGTGCGTGTAAGGCCGCCATGATGGCGCTGCGGTAATGGCTGCGGCCCAGCTTTCGGGTTTCAACGACGTACTCGGTCGCACGGGTGTGGGCAACATCAACTGCGACTTCCGCGCCCGCGCCGGAATACGGGAACAGCTCGGCGACGATGCGGTAGGGGATTATGTCGGCGCTATTGACGCGCACGTGATCGGTGAGGGGGCGAATGTCTTCCTGGTTAAGGTAAGTCGCGACGGAGGTTTGCAGATCCGCCGGTGCAGTGCCGTCGCCATCGCGCGCGAGAATGCGGATGGCCACGTCGCCGGGCATGGGTTGAGATAAGCCCGCGTCGTAGTCCACTCTCAGCACAATGGTGCCCGGTGGTAATTGCTCGGCAAGGGCAGGGGCCAACTCGGCGTAGCTGAATTGTGGGGAGTCGGCTGAAACGTCCAGTGCGCGGCCATCGGCCGACAGCGCATGGTAGATATAGGCGCGTTCCGGCCCAGCGATGCTGAAGCCGTGCATGGCGGCCTGAGCGCGGCGCAGCAGTTCATCGTCGGTTTCAAAGCTGGGCTCGATGGGTGGAATGGCGTTGGGGTTACCAGGGTCGGTTTGCAGTCGTTCAACACCATAGAAGGCGACCAGGTTGTCGAGGTCTGTCTGGCGGGCAAAGGCGAGCATGTTGGCGCGTGCAGCTTCGTTGATGCGCTGGCGCAGCAGCAATTCGCGATAGGCAGCCACCTGGAGAATTTTATAGGCCGGGTCGGCTTCGGTCAGGGCATCGAATTGACTGTCGCGCACCTGAAGGTCGGCGAGCATTGCAGCGAAGATGACATCGAAGTCGAGCGTTTCGACTACGTCGGGCGCGGGTAGTTGGCTCAGGTCGACCGCTGTGAATTCGTTGCTCATGAGACGCTACCCAAGGTGAGGCTAAGGCTGGCGGGCGAGTTCTGAGCTGTATCGCGTCTTGTAACCGAGAGTGTGAGCCGGTTGCTCGCTAGGGTGTTGGCGGCCGGAGTGAAACGTACCTGGTTGATGGTGACGCGCGGTTCCCACTGCTGAACGGCCATGACGGTCGCAGCATAGAGTTGAAGTAGCAGGGCATCGTTGATGGGCTGGTCGATCAGGTCGGGCAGCAGCGAACCGTACTCACGGCGCATCACGCGACTGCCCAGAGGCGTGAGCAGAATGTCGCTGATGCTTTGTTGAATGTGCTCGATGCCGGCTAGGGCCTGGCCGGTGTGGGCGTTCATGCCGCGCATAGTGCGCTCGCGGTGGTGGACTGGGGCTAGTGTGGCGCGAGCGCGTTGTATGGGTTGAGGTAAATTGGCTGTGAGATATGAGCTTACAGGTGTTGTTGGTTAAATAACGCTTACCTGAAGTTCTCGGCCAATTGCTCTTAGGGCTTGGTCGATAGCGTCAATTTTGGTGGCATGGTGTAAATCTATTAGACGGTGAATTGATTGTGGCTTTGCTTCGATTCGTCGCGCCAACTCAGCATAGGTAATACCGGACTTTAAAAGCTCATTCAGCAAAAATATTTTTGCGGAAACGCTGGGTGGAATGTTGACGCAATCACTATCAACTTGGCTGGGCATTGGAATGGGCCGCTTGTCTTCAAAGTAGAAGTCAAAGGCGGTAATGAGGGCATCAAGAGCCATCTCTTTAGCTTCATTATAGGTGACGGCCTCAGTCAGAGCTTCCGGTATGTCTGGGAAGGTAACCAAGTAGCCGTCACCATTTTTTTCAATACTTACTGGATATTTCATTACGAATCGTTGGTATCTCTTCGCCAATATTGGCTTTGCTACTGGCCTCTCTTAAGGCGCTCGCTTTGTTTCTATGCAGGTCTGTTCTGTAACCAGTATAGAAGCCCTATCTGGGCTGTATTTTCGGGTCCATCTTAGGACGCGTCGCACTTTGTGCGGTTGGGTTGACCATCTTCTGTCACCCATTTTACGGCCTTCTGTATATGTCACTCTGCGGTTCGTCCTGACACCTATTCACAATGATCCAGTGGCCTTATTCGCAGGTCATCCATTGACCAAATTTCCACCCTAATTGGGTTATTTCTTTCGTCTGTCTTAGGACGGAATGGCCCTATCTGGGCTGTATTTTCGAGTCCATCTTAGGACGCGTTGCACTTTGTGCGGTTGGGTTGACCATCTTCTGTCACCCATATTACGGCCTTCTGTATATGTCACTCTGCGGTTCGTCCTGACACCTATTCACAGTGATCCAGTGGCGTTATTCGCAGGTCAATCCAGTGACCTAATTTCCACCCTAGTTGGGTTACTTTTTTCGTCTGTCTTAGGACGAAATGATTACCGACTCGTAACGTATTGCTTCAATTACTCTTTCAAATCCAGTTGTTTAAGTACTGCCTGTCTTAGCCCTTCGCCCATTTCCTTACTTGGGTGTCTGGGTAAAGTCGATTGGCTAGTGCGGTAGTACAATTTCCAGTGCTTTTTGCCTGGTCTGATGATAACCCCACGATCCTTTAGCCATTTAGCAAATTGTCGGTAGGTCACTTTTCCTCCATGTTGAGTGGAATGGCTAGTATAAACAAAAACGTTACTACTACAAGTGCTAGTGATGAGTCCATCACTTAGCGATCAGTTTTGTATTAGCCAAGAAAATCAATGATCGAGTTCTGTATCCGCGTCACATCTTCCCGCTCAAACCCCAGTAACTCCCGCTTTGAATACTGATACCAAGGCCCATCGGTGGCGACTTTGGCGCGTAGACCGTACTGGTGGACGCGGGCGATAAAGCCGACTTTGCCGAGGAAGCCGAGGGTCAGGCCATCCGGGGTGGCAGTCATTTTGAGGTGTTTGGGACTAGCCAACTTGCGAAACATGGCGCGCCGTTTGATGCGGCCGCTTTGGCTACGCAGCCGGGGTTTGCGGGGCTCAAAAGCGCTGCCGTCGGGGTTGCGGTTGGCGCGGATGCGGTTGCGTTGGGCACGGCGCAAGTCGAGGGCGACTTGGCGGCTGAGTTTGCGGCGCTCGGCGGGGGTGAGCTTTCGCAACAGTGGGGCGACCCAGTCTTCGAGGGCGCTGAGGTCGTTCATGCGGGCAGTTCGCCGGGGAGGACGTGTTCGATGGCTTGGCTGCCGTTATTCGTGGTAACGATGACGCGCTCGGTGACCTGGATGCGCAATGACAGGTCGATGGTGTGCTTGTCTATGATCTCGGCGTCGAAGCTGAGGGTGTTCTCTGGGTCGAAGCCGGGCTCGCGCACGCTGAGCCATTCGAGCACGGGCAGGATGATGGTGTCGGCACTGTCGCGCCAGTCGGTGACGACGACTTGCACCGGCATGCTGTATTGATGCGAGAGGTTGCCGCCAGCATGAAAGCGGATTCGGCCTTCTTCGATGAAAGTAAGCAGTTGGTCGGGGTTGCGCGCCAGGGCAGGCACCCGGTGAGTGAGCCAGGCGCGCAGATCTTGCAGTTTATTCATGGCTGACGCTGAGCTGGCCGAACTTGTGTTTCAGCTTGGCTACGGCGGTTTCGATTATGAGGTTTTTCAACGATTCTGGCAGAGCGTGCAGTTCGTTGCGCAGATCCTCTGCGGCTTCGCTGAGCAGCGCTTTGACGGCGTTGAGCTTTTCTTCGCCGGTCATGTCGCTGCGGCTGATTTGCTCGACCACGGCTTCGATCAGTTTTTTCGGGGTGGTGGTGCCGGCGGCGACTTTGACGATGGCGGTGATCAGTACGTCGACCAGGGCAAAGAACAGGCTCAATAAAATTTTGTTCATGGTGAGTTCTCGCAGTTGGTTGGGTTAGGGCTTGGGTTGATGGTTTTGGATGGCCAGCCGCCATTCGCTGTCGCGGGCGAGGCGGGCCATGAGATCGGAAAAGGTGGCCTGGCTGTCGGTGACCGCCCATTTGCCGTTGACGAAGCCGAGCTCACGGCCGACTGCGATGCAGCCTTCCAGGTCGTCCATGGTGTTGCCGGGGTGCAGCATGATGTAGCTGCGGTCGACCACGTCGCAGACTTCCCAGCCACGATCAAACGCGCCGTGTGTGCTGCGCTCGACCACGCCGGAATCGCGCAGGCGCAGGGCGTAGCGGCCGACCGGAATGCAACTGATGTTCGGGGCGTTTTGCAGCCAGGGGCGTTCGACGGTGACGCACTGCCAGTCGTCGACTGTCAGGGTGCCGAAGATGCCCCAGTGGGTATGGGCGAAGCGTTCGAGGGTGATCAGCGGTGTGTCCATGGTGGGTGCCTCAGTGACTGGGTGAGCGACTGGATGAGTTGGGCGACGTTGCCTTGGGCGTGCCAGACCCAGGTGGCGGCGAGCGCCAGACCGGCGGTTAGCAAAATGTCGAACGGTGCCGCTGGCAGGCCCTGCTGGATGAGGATCAAGGCGAGGCTGATGGCGGCATTGATCAGCAGCCAGGCGAGCAGGTTGAGGTGGCGTTTGTAGCGCCGACCACGCCGGCGAAAACTGAGTAACCGGCCAGCAATAATGAGCGCGGCGAGCACGGCGCAGGCGTTCAAAGCAGTGTCGAAGAGAGGCTCGATCATTTGCGATGCATCCATTTGTGCAGGTCGAATTTCTCAACGGCGTCGATGACTTTGTGGCCGAGGGTGACGATGCCGACGGCGAAGAAGAAAGCCGCGGCGGCGGGTTCGCTGATGAGGTGGCCCAGGCTGGCCGGGCCGCTGAGGTAACCCATGCAGACGCCGATGATGAGATAGACCAGGCGCAGGCTGAGGCTGAGGTCTTTTTGGCCGAGCACGAACAGGCTGGCCCCGGCGACGGCGCCTATGAGCGTGCTGGCATCGAGGCCGGTGAACAGCCCGGTCAGCACCATGACAAAGGTGGTGTGCGCGGCGAGTGTGGTGGTGGACGGTTCGGCCATGAATGCCTCTTACTGCCAAAGTTGAATGCTGGGGGTGGTGGCTGCGGGTTGCAGGTCTGGTAGATCGACCGGTGTGCCGATAGGCAGCACCGGGCCGAGTTCGCACAAGCCGGGGTTGGCATCGAGCACGGCTTCGGTGACGCCGGCGGTGGTGCCATAGAAGCGGTGGCACAGCTTGTCGAGGGTGTCGCCTTGGTGGGCGTAGACGCGTTCGCTCATATCAGCTCGACCGTGGTGCGGCGTTCGCCGGTGAGGTCGCTGATGGCCCAACTGGCGTCGCGGCGATAATCGGCGGCGATGTCGGGGGCGTCGGCGTCGTTGGTTTGGCCTTGGTGGGTGGTGTCGTAGTCGCGGTAGCGCTCGATGAGCGTGGCTTTCGCCAGGCACCAGACGGCGCTGAGGTAGAGGCGTTCGAGGCTGCCTTCTGGAAGTTCGGGCCGGGGTGGTACGTCGGCGAGCGTTTCGTAGCCAGCGGCCTGTTGCGTTTGCTGCCAGGGCGATAAGCGACGGTTGGCTTCGACCAGGGCAATGCTAAGGGCGTGGCGGGCGCGTTCGGGGGTGGTGACGCTGTCGACGCGCATGGAAGTGCGGAAGGCATCGACGCTGAGCTCGGGCCAGAAGGCAGTGTTGCTTAAAGTGTCTTCGGCCGGTGCTGCGCCGCTGGCGATGAAGCTCATTGGGTGTCCCATCTAAAAAAAACAGGCGGTGGGCGGCTCTGTTCTGGGAAAAGGAAGAAAACCCAGAGAGAGCCGCGCCGCCTGGCGTCGAGGGTCGACTCAAGTGGCCGGGGTATTACCGGCGGCCGTGTTTTTCAGTTCGCGCTCTAAGCGCTCGATGTCTTTCTTCACACCGACTTTCTCGTTCAATTCCAGGGCGCGTTTCAGGCTGGCCAATGCGGTGGCGGGGTCGCTGTCGCGCTGAGCTTGGCCCAGGGCTTTAAACAGTTTGGCGCGCACCTGGTCGTGCATGTCGTGGTCACGCGTGAGCGCTTCGGTTTGCTCTAACAGCGCCAGGGCGCTGTCGGGCAGGTCGTCGGTCAGGCTTAATAAATAGTGGTCGGCGATTTCTTCGGCGACCAGGGTGGCGGTGGTGCGTTTGTGCTGGTCGGGTGTTTCCAGGCCGTGCTGCAGGGCGTAGGTGGCAATGGTGAGGCCGCGCTCGATGTCACCCACGTCGAGGTGCCAGATCATTAAGGTCATCAAGACATCGTCTTGAGCGCCTTGTCCGGCTTCGAGCACGCCGTCGATGTACGGCTGGTAGTTGGGCAGCAGTTCGGCTTTGACCTCGATTTTGCGCTCGATGCTTTGGATGTCGTGCAGGCGTCGGCGGTCTTCGACCAGGGCCATGTGCATGAGGTCGTGGGCGTCGCCTTTTTGCGGTTCATGCGCGGGTGTGGCCCCGGCCGCTTTCGCGGCCTGGGCTTGCTGGAAGTGTCGACGGGCTGGGCTGGTCATGGTCACCCCCTTAATTGAAATCGCCGAGGGTGATGTTTTCCACCACACAGCCAGCGTCGTATTGCTCGATGACGTAGCCGTCGTTGGAGGATTCGTAGTTTTCGATGCGCGAACGCTTGGGGTTGTCGATCAGGTGACGGCGGCGGCCACCGGTCTGCCAGTAGAGCGACAGGTTGTCGAGGGTGTTGATCATCATGGTGCCTTCGGGAATGAAGGGCACACGCACGGCTTGCAGGCCGCCGATGCGTTTTTGGCTGATCAGCATGTCGAGCGCCATGGTTTCGGTCGGTGGCTGGTCTTGGTTGATCAGCGGGAAGTATTTGTCGGCCATGAGTTTGCGGCCAACGATGACCACCAGGTCGGTGCTTTCGCGGTACCAGGGGGCGATGAGTTCGTTGACGGCGTCGTACACCACGGCATCCAGGTTGGCGTAGTCGCCACCGGGGCCGACGCGGACCTGGCCAGCGACTGAGCCTTCTTTCAATACGCGGTCGGCTGCGTGCAGGCGGTATTTCTGTAACCAGCCGACGTTGACGTCTTGCAGCAGCGGGTTGGCGGCGCGGTCAGTTTCGACGGCGGCACCGGTGCCGTTGAAGCCGATCATGATGCGGTCGAGCGCTTGCTGGCGCAGGATGGCGTCGCGCAGCCGCGTTTGGAAGTCGGGGAATTTGGCCCAGGCGTCGATTTTGGCGTAGGGGATGGTGGTGTCGAATTCGGTGAAGGCGAGCTGGTAGCCCTGGTCGGTCAGGTCGCCGACGTAGCGCGGTTCGCGGTCTTTGTCGTTGGTGTTGGTGCGGCCGGCGATGGTGGAGCCAACACCCAGGCCGATTTTCTGGCCGATCAGTTCGTCGACGCCGACGATGTTGATGCGCGATAGAAAGGCGCTGCTTTCTTGCATGCGGCTTTCAAGCGTTTGTTGCACGCTGGGTTCGACGGCGAAGGTTTCGGCGGCGCTTTCCACCTGATTCAGTGTGGCGATGCGGCGGCGGAAATCGTTAAAGGCTTGGCGTGAGCTGTTTTTCATTGAGTGAGTCCTGTGCGTGGGCGGCTTAGCAGTCGGTTTGCGGGGCGTCGCCGCCACCGGTGGCTGGGGCTCGTTCGTTGCCCGGTGCCGGTTCGCTGTCGAGTTGCTGGTGCAGTTGGTTGAAGGCTTCCTGCAGGGCGTTGTGCTTTTGCTGCAGGTCGGCCAGGGCTTCCGCTGTGGCTGCGTTGCTGTGCAGTTGGTTGAACTGGTCAGCGATCAGTTCGAGAGTCTTTTCGAGGTCGGTGCGGAAGGTGGCTTGGTCGGCGTCCAAGGCTTTGGCGTGGCGTTGGAACAGTTGAGTGACTTTTTCCAGCAGCTTGGGTGTGGCTGTTTCTTCACTGAAGTCGAGGTCGGCTTCCACGGCTTCGCTGAACAGGTTGTCCGGTTTTTGTTTGCGATCTGCCAGCGGGTTGTGCTGCGCGTTGGCTGAGAATTGCAGCATCTCGGTGCCGAGTGATGCGGGGCTGTCGGTGACGGCCAGGCCGACCATGTAGGGCTCTTTGGTGTCGGCAAAATCGGGGTCCACTTCCATGGAGGTGTAGACCTTCTGGCGGGCTTTGTTCAGCGTGACCAGGTCGTCGGTCGGTGAGATTTGCGCCAGCAGTTGCAGCTTGCCGTCGCGCTCTTCGGATTTCAGGGCGAGTACGTCGCCATAGGCGCGGAACGGGCCGTCGGGCAGAACGCCGCGCAGGTGTTCCAGGTTGACCCGAGCGCCGTATGTTTTCGGGTTGTAGTTGGCGGCCATTTTTTCGATCCATTCGCGCGAAATGGTGCGGCCGTCGGTGGTCGCGCCTTCGGTGGCGACGACAAAAAACTTGCTCTTCTTCATGGGCTGGAGCCTTTGCATCGTTTGGGCAGGCGGTTGGTGGTGGTCAGGGTCGGCGCGGCCGGGAGTGCTGTCAGCCCTGTGCCGCTGTCGGTCCAGAACTTACAGCGGGCCTGCGGCGGGGCCTTAAAACGGCGCGGTTAGGCTGGCGCCATGACGACGACCAACCTCACTTTTGCACCTTCCATTGATGACCATCGAGACCCCCGCCAACGCGCTCGCGAGCTGTATTGGCAGGGGTGGCGCATTGCGCGCATTGCGGAATTGCTCGATGAAAAACCTGCGACGCTGCATAACTGGAAACGGCGCGATGGTTGGGAAGAATCGCAACCGATCGACCGGGTGGAATCGACGCTTGAGCAACGTCTGGTGCAGCTCATTGCCAAGGACGTGAAAGAGGGGAAAGACTACAAAGAAATCGATTTGCTCGGCCGGCAAATGGAACGCCTGGCGCGGGTGCGTCGTTATGAAGAAACGGGCAATGAGGCGGACTTAAACCCCAAGGTTCGCAATCGCAATGCGGAGCCAAAGCGCAAAGCCAAACGCAATGAAGTGGGTGACGATGGCGCGCTGAAATTGCGCGATGCATTCGAGGCGTCGCTGTTTGAATATCAAACCGGTTGGCGTGTGGCCGGGCAAAAACACCGTATCCGCAACATTCTAAAAAGCCGCCAAATTGGCGCGACCTGGTACTTCGCCCGCGAGGCCATCGTCGATGCGATGGAGACGGGCAAAAACAAGATTTTTATGTCGGCCAGTAAGGCGCAGGCGCATGTGTTCCGCCAGTACATTGTGCAGTTCGTGCATGAGCACACCGGGGTGGAGTTGCGCGGCGATCCGATTGTGTTGCCGAACGGGGCGCACCTGTATTTTCTCGGAACCAATGCGCGCACGGCGCAGAGTTACCACGGCGACATCTACATGGATGAGTACTTCTGGATTCATCGTTTCCAGGAGTTCCGTAAAGTGGCCAGTGGTATGGCGATGCACAAGCAGTGGTCGCAAACCTATTTCTCGACGCCGTCGGCGTTCACGCACGAAGCCTATCCGTTCTGGAATGGCGATCTGTTCAATAAGCGACGCCCGAAAAGCGAGCGTATTGAGATCGATGTATCGCATGCGGCGTTGCGGTCGGGTGTGCTCGGTGGCGACAAGCAGTGGCGGCAAATTATCACGGTGGAAGACGCCGTTGCCGGCGGCTGCGATTTGTTCGATTTGGATCAATTGCGCCTGGAATACAGCGACGACGAATACGCCAATTTGCTGATGTGTCAGTTTGTCGACGACACCCTGAGTGTATTCCCGCTGAGTACTCTGCAGGCGTGTTTGGTCGATAGCTGGATTGCCTGGCGCGATTTAAAACCGTTCGCTGAGCGGCCGTTGGGCAACCATCCGGTGTGGATCGGTTACGACCCGTCGGGCGAGAGCGAGGAGGGCGATGGCGCGGGCTTGGTGGTTTTGGCGCCGTCGCGCTCGCGCCTGGGTAAGCATCGCATCATTGAGCGGCACCGATTGCGCGGGCTGGATTATGAACAACAGGCCGAGGAAATCCGCACATTGTGCGGCCGGTTCAATGTCGAATTTATTGGCATCGATGTCACTGGTTTGGGCGGTGCCGTCGCCGAATTGGTGAGTAAGTTTTTTCCCAACGTGCGCCGTTTCCAATACAGCCCGGAAGTGAAATATCAACTGGTGCTGAAAACCCAGAACGTGATCAACAACGGCCGCCTGGAATTCGACGCAGGCGCGACCGACATCGTGCACAGCTTTATGGCCATTCGCCGCAACCTGACGGATTCCGGCCGCCATCTCACCTATAGCGCCGGTCGACGCAAAGACACCGGCCACGCTGAACTTGCATGGGCCACCATGCATGCCCTTTCTAATGAACCCCTGGAAGGCCCGGCCGAGGGCACGCTCCAGGGCATGATGGAGATTTACGAATGAGCACCGCCCACTATGAAGCCTTCACCTTTGGCGACCCGACGCCGGTGATGGACCGCTACGACATGCTGTATCTGGGTTGCTGGATGGCGGGCAGCCGCTGGTACGAACCGCCGGTCGATTTGAGCGCGCTGAGCAAGTCGTACCGCGCCACCGCTCACCATGGCAGTGCCTTGCAGGTGAAGCGCAACATTTTGGTGAAGACGTTCCAGCCAACGCAGTGGCTCAGCCGCAGCGACTTCGCCTGCCTGGCGCTCGATTACCTGGTGTTCGGCAATGCCTACGCCGAGCAGGTGCGTTCCCGGCTGAGCAGCTTGCTGCAGATCCGCCCGGCGCGTGCCAAGTATGTGCGGCGCGGTATTGAGCCGGGTTCCTATTGGTGGGTGCATGGCTGGAAGCAGGAGACCGAATTCAAACGCGACAGCATCTGCCACCTGATGGAGCCGGACATCGACCAGGAGCTCTATGGCGTGCCAGATTACCTGGGCAGCTTGCAAGCCGCCTGGCTGAACGAATCGGCCACGCTGTTCCGGCGCAAGTACTACGAGAACGGCAGCCACGCCGGTTTCATCCTCTACATGACCGACGCCGCCCACTCGCAGGAAGACGTCGATGCCATGCGCACCGCCCTGCGCGAATCCAAAGGCCCCGGCAACTTCCGCAACCTGTTCATGTATGCGCCCAACGGCAAGAAAGACGGACTGCAACTGATCCCGGTCAGCGAGGTCGCTGCCAAGGACGATTTCTGGAACATCAAAAACGTCAGCCGCGACGACCAACTCGCCGGCCACCGCGTGCCGCCACAGCTCATGGGTATCATCCCCGCCAACACCGGTGGCTTTGGTGACGCCGAGAAAGCCGCACGGGTGTTCGTGGCCAACGAGCTGGAGCCCTTGCAGGAACGGTTCAGGGAGTTGAATGAGGTGATGGGCAGGGAGGTGGTGCGCTTCAACGAATACAACTTGCCTATGCCTACGTCTTAATTTTACCAGGTGTCAGTAGATAGGGGTGTTGGTCGGTGCCCAGCAACTCGGGCTCATCAGCGACAATCGCTTCAAAGGGTTCACGCACGTCGGTGAGGTTGAACAACGGCTCAAAGTGTTCGGTTGGCATTGTTCGGTCCAGCCAGTCGCTGAGCTCTTCGTCTTTGATCACCAACGGGAATGACTTGTGGTGTATATCGCTGAACGCTGGGTGCGGCGGCAGTGTAATGACCCCCGTCGACGCCTTAGCGTTACCATCATCATCCACCCAGTGTTTGCACATAGCCGCCAGGAACATTAGTTGGCCGGGCTTGTGGATCAGGTACTTTTGCTTGGAGACCGGCTTGGGTGGTTTCTTTTTCTCTTCCTCAGACAGTCCTGAATACAACACGCCACCTTGGTAGATGGGCTGCCATTCGTAGAAACCTTCAGCAATCACAATAGATCGATAGCTCTTCGGTGGAATCTTATGGAGGGGGCTACTCAGTAGCTGGGTGGACCGGCAATTGAACGTCGACCACTGGGTATCGGGTTCAAGAGTATCGTTGTGCAGCTTGAGCCACCAGGTGGCGTTCATCAACTTTGGCCCCGTGCGGGTAGGTATCAGGCTGAGTACGGGATCTGTTGGCCGGGCCTCTTTCTTCTTCCTGCCCGGTAAATTCAAAATGTCTTTTATCTCTTCCTCTGAATACCCCAGCTCCGTAAGGATTGGCGGCAAAACAGGCATCTCAATAACGTTCTTCAGAGCTCCACACATCGAGCGACAACTTCACATCCACGGCGACCAGTTAAAAGTAGCATCTGAAACGCGAGCGCGCCGTTGTCCCCTCGCCCCGCCTGCGCGCTTTTTGTGTGGGTTTTTCTTCAATTGCTCAACGCCCGGCAAGCCGCGCCAGTGCTGGGCTGCGCGGTGGGTGTATAGGGCGGGTGAATCAGTCGGATTTCGTCAGTTTTTGACCGGTTTATTCAGGCAATTGGCTGGGCTCGCCCCAGTCTTTAAAACAGGTGGCCATCGGAAAAGAGTAACAAAGGTAACAGGATGGCCATAACCATAGTCAAAGCCAATAACGGTGCGGGTTGGCGGGTTTTTCAGTTTAGTAACAATTAAGTAGCAATGAAGTAACAGGTTTAGTAACAAGATCGTAAGTCATTGATTTATAAGGGTTTCGATTTTCGTCTCTGTTACATATTAAAAAGTAACATTGTTACTCTTTTGTTCCTTAAATGTTACTTTTTCAAAAGTCTGGAAAAGCCATATAAAACAATAGGTTAGAGCGTTATTTGGCACTCTGTTACTTTTGTTACTCTTTTCCGATGGCCACCAACTTTAGCGGGGGTGGTTCCACGCGCACGCATACGCACGCGTTAAACCCTATCAATCCACTCATGAAGTTTGTGGCCACAAAGCCGGCAATACTTTGCCGCTGTTCTCCCTGGGTGGAGTGTTAGCCACCCGTTCAGAACGCTGTTTCTCGCGCTTTGGTGCACTGGCCCGACTGTTGCTCTACCTCCACCGAATTTGACCGCGTGAAGGAGCCAGGCCAATGCGAATCGATACAGGGATTAGCCAAACGTACATCCAGCAGCGTCAATCAACGTCCAACCCAACTTCAGTGGCCTCCCAGGCACCCAGCAGCTCACAGGAAAGCACTGACGAAGCCCAGCCACTTAATAAGGTGGACTTCACCAACATGACCAACCAGGAGTTGTTCGACTGGATGAATGGTGAAATCAAAGCCGGCCGCATGAGCTTTGAGGAAAGCAGCCCATTCCTGGCCATGACCATCAACATACCTGTGAACGGTGAATTGCCCGCCGAGCTCGATAACACCACGCGGCATAACTTTGTTGAGAAGATCCAGGCCGGCATCGAGGGCGCGAAATCGCGCAACGATGACGACACCCTCGCCAGGCTGGAATCGGCGTTGAAGATCGTGCGGGCTTATCAGGTCCAGCCAGGTAGCATCGACGTTCGGGCGTGAACTAAAGGCAGGCCGAAAAGTGTTTAAACTTGCGGAAAAGCTATGAATCCCAGGCTAGCGTGATCAATCAAGTGATTCTCGAAGAATGCGTTATCAATCAGCAATACAAAGAGGAAGTAGAGAGCGGCGATTGCCATGCTGATGAGTGCACGGCGTATTGTCCGTTTCTCTGCTTCTGTTCGGTCGAATTTCAAAGCGTTTTTCAAGAACCCAAGTTCTTCGAAGTAACGCCATTCGATGAGAAAACACCGAAAAAGCAAAACAAAGACGTTTAAGGCGATCGCTGCGCCAACAGCGGCAATGGCTATATGCAGAAATATCACTCGGTTACCTCGAACGTGCAGAACAGAACACCTGAGTTTAGAGCGAACGGCCTGTCATAGAAACGCCAAATGCGGCGGTGCTTTTCTCAACTCCTGCCGGTCAGCACCGCCATCAACGTCTTAGCGCAGGTCCCGCCGCCTCAATGTCGGCCTGGTGAAGAGATCACCCAACACCGCCTGAATACCTCGATCCACCCGTTCATCCCTCGCAGAGCGTTCAGGGCGAGGGCAAGGGAAGGTCTCGAAGGGGTTAAGATTGAGGTTATCGACGATGCTACCCGCCAGCATTTCGCGCAGGCCGCCGATGGTCAGCTCCACCCGGTCGCCGTTCATAGCGTCCAGGAAATCGAGCAGGGTTTCAGCAGTGGCGCAAGCGGTGCGGATCTGTTCGTAGGCGTCTTCCGGCAGCCAATAGCCGGGTTCTGGGGTGTGCGGAGTGGCTTGAGTCATGGGGTGACTCCTCTATCGTTTGGGCTTCTCGCCTCCACCCGGTTCCAATCGGGTGACGGCACCGTGCGGGTTGGAACTACCGGCGATAGAGAAACCGGCGCGCCCGAAGGCGCCCCGCACGGCCCGCCATAACAGAATGCCTGCGGCATTATGGCCAACCGTTGGACACAAAAAAACCGCCAGAGGGCGGTGTGTCCTCACTATCGTTTGCCGGGGTTCCAATCCCGGTCGTGGAATTTGCCACGACGGGGTGAATCTATACTATGGGTTTGTTGTCTTCAACTAGTTAAGACAATCTTCCATGTTTTATTCGTGTCAGATGGACTCGCTTATCTATCAGTACAGTGAATAACGGTTTTCTAAACATCAATCACCTGCTACCCAAACGGAGTTTGTATGAGTGAATACTTCCCACCGAAATATAAAGAGGAGCAATTTCACTGTGTACATTGTGGAGTCTTCGCACATCAACGGTGGGGTAATCTGCTATTTAGTGGGGGAGGCCAGAGTGATCTTAGGTATTCAGGGTGTTTTCACTGTAAGGAAATTTGTTACTGGTACAAAGATAGAATGATTTTGCCATTGGAAGCACCGGTGCCGCGTGGGCATATTGATTTGCCGAGTGCTTGTGTTGAGGACTATGAAGAAGCAAGAGATATTGTTTCTCGTTCTCCAAGGGCTGCGGCAGCTTTATTACGTCTGACCCTTCAGAAATTGATGATTGAACTTGGTGAAAGTGGAGAAAATTTAAACAATGACATTGCTTCGTTGGTTAGGAAAGGTCTCCCTGTGGAAGTTCAGCAAGCGCTTGATTACTGCCGTGTTGTTGGTAATAACGCAGTGCATCCAGGCGAATTGATAATTGATGACAAGCCTGAAATTGCTCACGGCTTGTTTGAAATGGTCAATTTCATCGTGGAATCTCGGATTTCACAACCAAAAAAGATAGCCGATTTATACAAAGTTCTTCCAGAAGGTGCCTTGGAGGCAGTTAGGAAAAGAGATGAGGCTAAGGATTAGGGTTTATTTTAAGGAGTAGTTAGTTTGAGTGATTTGTTAAGGTCAGTGTACCCAGGTGAAAGGAAAAATATTCCTGAATATTATGATTTAGCACACGCTGTGGCATTTAAATTCCATGATGAGTTAGCAAAAATTGTTGCAGATTTAGAGTCAACTAATTCGTTAGCGGTTAACGTTGAGCTAACACAATCTGAAATAAAAGAAATTCAAGAGTTAGAAGGCGAAGAGTTATGGGGCTGGCTAGAGTCGAATGGGAAACATGATGTTTTGTTCAATATGTCATATAGACAGGTTACGATAGCGCTAATTTCAGACGCTACACATTTTATTTTTGAGTCATTAAGTGCATGTGCCAAGGGTAAAACTTCGGTTGCATTTTCTTTGTTAAGAAAGCCATTTAAAGAAAATTTGCTAATGCTTGAGTGGCTTTGTGGAAACCCTGGTGACTTTATTAGAAAATTTAACGGGGAGTCTTCTGCAAAATATATGGCAGATAAGTTCTCGCCTGATGATAGAAAGAAAATTGTCTCAGATGCTTTAGCTGTTTTAGATGAAGACTGGTTTGGTATTGAGTTGGTTTGGAATACTAGATTTGATAAGAGTGATCCTAATAATCTAGAAACTTTATGGACTAAAGCTACTCATCTAGTTACCTCTTTTAAGGCTAGTGCTACTGAGGCAGGTAATTTGAATTTTATTTTTTCAAACGAGTCATCGGTTGAGGATCAGTGGGAGTATTACTACAAGGTATTACCCATTTTCTTACTCTACTTTATTCAGATATCTGAAAAAGTAATTAACCGCTTTGTTGATTGGAATGAAGAAACTAGAAATATACAGTTGTTAATGAGGAATATGGCAATTACACGATATGGAGAGTTCTATCAAAGTATTGAATCCCTTGATGATCTCCGCCGGAATTTCCAAGACCTATCTTTTGATTGTGACTCGTGTAAAAAGCGAGTTTCTTGTAGTGAGTCGGATATGGATCTCTTCTGGCTTAGGTCAGAGCTAAGATGCACAGAGTGTGGTTCCCAATTTAATTTTTGGGACATCTACAAAAGTGATGCTGGCGATTCTAAATAGGTAGCCAGTTGTGTTTAGTCGGATGGCAAAAATCACTTGTTTACACCTTAGAAAGCGTCCCCAATTTTTCCCCAATTGGGGACAAATCCAGCTATATCAGGAACAGCTAATGCGGCTGAAAGCCGCATGGTAGCTGTGCTCCAGTTTTCTGGGTTTATCTCCGAGCC